CCGGAGTCTTACGCCTTGGGTAGGTTAATTGATCATGGGGAGGAGCCCTTGCTCTCCTCTCCAGAGTCCGCTTCATTTGGGCCGGCCTGATGGGGCTTGCCGTTGTGCCTTGGCGGTGCGCTTGGCCTTGCGAGTCTTGCGCCGCGACTTGATCACTCCGCGGGCTAGCTCCGCCGCTCCTGCAGCAGGCAGGAGGAACGGGGCAGCCTCGGGGAATACCGCGGACGCAACGCCCAATGCTGGGGACGCCACCTGAGCGATGGTGTCTACCACATCCTCAAACCATTCACCAATCGGATTGTCACCGAACACTGTAGCTATGGGCAGTTTACGTGCTGCTTCAGCATACAGGGCCAATGCGAATGGATCGTACGCAGCCGAAGGGTGGGACAAAGGAGCTAAGGTGTCACGGACGCCGGGAAACGTCTCTATCCAAAGGATTTGTCGCACCGTGAGGGTGGTTTGAGGTGAGAGGCCCAAGAAATAGGCCCCACAGATGGAATATGGCGTGGTAAACGAGGAGTATGGCATAATTTCCGTCGTATCGAACGTCCCCCAGGTCGCAACCTGGTAACAAGACTTCCCAACCCCCGAATAGGGGGTGGAGCCTGGAATGCCAGCTCCGTAGAGCTGCAGTTCAGGGACCATTCGAGTTGGGGGATTCACCATCCCCTGCAAATACGACGGCATGTAAACACCTTTGGCCGCCTCCCATTGCTGGGAGCCGGGCAATAACTGAGCCACTGTGGCCTCGGTCGGAGGTTCGGGGCTGCACACAACGGGGGTCTTGCCCACGTAAGTGGGATTCGTCTGAGATCCACCGGACCCAACGAACAAGACCCCCTGTGGGGCAAGCTCACATCCCTCAGCCTGGCGCCAAGTGATCACGGTGCCCTGTCGATAGAGCTCCGCTGTGGTGTTCATGACTTCAAAGGCCTTACCAATCACCCGAGAACTTGTATTGGACACATAATCATACGCGTCCAAGAACTGGGTATTATTGTTGGTGCCAGAAGGGGGCAGCGTATGCTGTCCCGAATCAGTTGAATAAGCCACCAGACCCCCCGTTGAAGAGGCGGACGACACCATGTACACAGAGCCCGGAGGGGCCCCAGTTGTGGTGTTATAGTCCGACATTTCGCCGTTGACGATATCAGGCCAATCGATGAGAGAGCAATCCCAGTTGTTGGTCATCGAAGGATTGGGAGCCGCTATCACCATTGTCTGCACAACTCGTTGTACGACACTGGGGATGTTGGACCTATCCGGATAACCAGCAACTACGAGATCAACATCGTGGGCTGGGTCAAGGGCGCACTGTAGCCATTGTTTTCCATCATGGGATACGTTGTCTGCTCTAGCAAGGCGCTCAAGGAGCGCTTCATTGCGTCGGACACTTTTAGGATTTTCCATGAGGTCGGATGAATTTTGCGGACACATTTCGCCGGCTGTTCAAACCACACTGCGCAACCACCCTACAACGCGCAATCCAGAACTCTGTTCATGTTCTAAGCATAATCCCGCTCGATCATCCTAAGCAATGCGGGACTGTGGACCATACCAAACTTTCTCTGTGCATAGAACCCCTCAAGCTGGTCAAACTCATGGGGTTCAAGGTCGTACCGCTCACACAGCTGGCCAACCGGGGCTTCATAATCTTGATAGAAACTATGCGTTTGAACCTTCCAAGGATCTGGAAGAGGTCTAGAAGCACCAGTGGTCCAAGCGGCCACATAGGCGCGCAAACCGGGCACTTGGATAAATCCTTTGTACCCGTCGGCCACCTGTTCTGCATGAGCTATGCAAAGAGAAGTGAGATCCTCTTCAGTGCGGGGAATCACCATGCCGGGCCCATTCATCGCCTTTCCGACCTTCGCAAGTCGGGAGGGGAGGGGCCCATAGATCAAACCAGACGGGCATGTGTACCAAGTGCCTTTCAGAAAAGAAGCCATGTGCCATTGAGTGGCAAAAGGCCTGAATTTCATTGCAAACCCGTAACCAGCCATGCGTTGGCATAGGAGGTCAGGGGTCATGGAATGAAGCGCTCCATACTGCATGACAAGGTCAGACAAAGACATCATCATAGCCATGGAGTTGAAAAGGCAAGTTGGACCTGTGCCGGTAGGCAACATGGTTCGATCGGCAGTGGGAGTAATAGTGACGTGTTGTAAATCATCACCTTCCCAGAGTTTTGCCCGATAAGGCCGTCGAAGGAGTTGAAGGAAGTACTGCTTGGTGCTGACGGGTAATCCAAATGCAGTGGAGAGTGTCAAACAGGCCCTAAGGCTCTGCCATGACATACTCTGATCCATTTGTTTGGCATCCCCCTCAACAAGAAGGAGGTGACCATCCCAACATTCAACCATGAGGGAATCGTCACCCAAAACCACTATCCAGAGAGCGCGCAGATGGCGACTGCTCTCCACATAGGCAGCAAACTCAGTAAGCTCAGTGTCAGTAGCTCCGCAGGCATAATAATAGCCCACATAAAAATGGTCAGGCCAGCCTTCCACGCGCCGTAGTCTCCCACGGAACATGGACTTCATCCGGTTGCTCACCTCCCAAAAAGGCATGCACAGGATTTGACTGATTGGACCAGTGTTGCAAATGACACGGGGTTTACATTCCAACTCCCCGTCGGCCCGAGGGGGCCTGAAAAGGATTTCATTTGACTTCACCTCTAGCGAGATAGACCGCTCTTCCGGCAGATCAGATGCATTGAAGCCAATCGACTCGAGACGCGCATATGCCAGTTCCATGCGTTTCCGCTTGGGTCCGGTCATGTGCCTCATCCAGGCGACGAACTCCGTCTGGTCATGCAAACGGAAATGGGGAGCGATGATGTCCCAGCAGCGCGTCTTGACGACGTCAGCCATATACACCCGAGATCGTGCCCACAACTTAGCACGCTGGGCCGGCATCGACGTTGATGGGGGTGGTGTTAACAACCTCGTCAATATTGAGACGGCCAAATTGCGGCTAGTGGGGGCTGGACTGGTGTATGACACTCCAGGATGGAGATAGACATAAACGTTCCCAATGGCCTCCTCGCGGGAGGGAAGGGCGTTGAGCAAAACCGACAAATTCGTGACTCGGAACAGAGACCCAGCATTCTGCAAAGGTGGGTATTCACGATTGACTGTTTTCTTCAACAACTGGGGTTTGGCCCAGTCTTCGAACCACGCAACGCCGCGGTCCCATGTCCCTAGCTCATCCACTTGAACAGCGGGAGAAGAAAGGGTGGTTGTTAACCACCTCGTCAATGACCACACAGCCAATGAGGCTGCAGCACTAGACAGCCCGGCCGGGTGACCAATAAGGCACCCGACACAGGCATTGTAGGCATAGTGCTGCCACAAGCGGGAGGAATAAGACCCCCGAGTCTTGTAGTGCATAATGCACGCTGGGATTGAGGCGATTATCGCTGGAAGGCCCCCAGAGGGACTTTGCCAGTGCTTAATGGCCATCTCAATCGGTCCATACCAGCCCCCGATATATTCTTTCAAACATTCTTCGAGGGCCGGCACGACTAAAAATTCCCCATGCACGGTCATCAGATGTCTCAAGACACCTGACACACTACCAAACAGCCTTTCTATCAACGTCCGTGGTCTGCCCAAGACTGCGCTGTACGCAACCTCTGTAATGAGGATGGTAGCAACGTTACTCAAGCGGAGCAGAGGGGTGAGAAAAGACAAGGCCGCTGGTGCGGTTGGTTTTTTCTTTAGCGCATGTCTGCGCCAAGCCCACCAGCCCAAAGGCCCCAAGGCTCCCAAGAATAGGAGCACCAGGGCCATGAACCAAGGTGAACGGGACAGGGGAGCCAACGCCGTGGCGTAGTTCCGATGTGTACTCACAATTGCATGAGCGACAGGGTTGACCTGACCGAGTGCGGTAATGCGGCCTTGTTTCATACGAACAGCTTCCTGTAAATGGACCGTCAGGGTGTTTTCCAACATGTGGAGAAACGCCTCCTGAGGCCCGAAGGTGTCGATGAACAGGGCTTGAACCTTTGGAAGTCCAGCTTCTGTGAGAGCCACGCTATAAGCCTTGAGGTCATACTCAGCGGGGGCCGAAGCTACCCGCGTTGCACAGAGATGGGCCGTAGCCCCACCCCATACAACGACTTTTTGGCTGGAACACGGGCCCTCCCGGGAGAAGAGGGAATTCCAGGCGCTCCTTAAAGAAAGAGAGCGCACGCTCGACCAAAACCCATCCGGGCTATGATCAACTTGCCTTTCAGCAAAAGCAACCCCTGGGTACAAAAGGGGGCGAGACCGTATTGGTATGTCAGTGTACGTCCACATGAGGACATAAGTGTCCCCACACCGAGCTTCAGAGGACACACAGGCTGAAAGCCCAGCGTCCACCAAGACCCTTCGGGTTAAGAAGGCGGCCTCAGTATCCGGATGTGGCCCATACAAGGGCGCTGACGGATCCGGGCTGAAAACCACCTCTTTCCCAGAAGGGTCCAGGGCTGAGGGTCGGTCGGGGGAGACACGCATCCAGGGCCTCCCGTGGATCAAGCCACAGGGTCCCTGAAAACGATGCCCCACGAAGGCGATTTCCCGCACGCCGGATTGGTACAGAGAAGCCAGGTTGTCCGCCGTTGCGAACGCCGCGCCATCAGCACCATGGTACACGTTGCAAAACAAGGCGAGCTCGGGCACGCGGGAGCCGTCAGAAGCAGGTCTGCGGTTCAAATCCGCGGGCACAAGTTGGTCGCCCATGAATACAAGGTTGATCTTGGTGTAAGGGTTCAGCACCTGGTTCATCTTTGAAACCAAAGACTTAGTGCGATAACTGCCATACCAGTCTGCAACGGTAATCTCACGTGGAATAGCCTTCCACCTTCGCAGGCCGGCTTGGACCAAAGAAGACAGGGCTTTCACGCATGCTAGCTCACGGTATCGAGCCAGCTCTTCATGCGGGTTGTCAGGATTACCCAGACGGAGTTCTTCCGCTACGCGGACCCCTGCCTTAGACAGCGCGTCTTTACAAGCCGCAGTGGTCCGCATAGCGTACTCCTCCTCCCACTTGGAGATGATTACACAAAGTTGGTGATGATCCGACAGGGTCTTCACCTTCGCCACCGGGGCCTTTGCAGCGGCCTGGGTGGCTGGATCTTTAGGCGCCAATGGCGCTTTCGGAGATTCACGACCCGATTTCTCAAAGGTCGCAACTGATCCCTCCTCTGGTGGTTGCTCACCAGAGGGCCGAGCTTGGTTCCGGTTGGTGTTGGCTTTCCCTTGCCGCTTGGCAGCGCGTTTGGCCTTAGACGGTTTAGCCGCCTTGGCGGGCTTTGCAGCCGGCTTTGCCATCGCACTGACAGGCGCAGGAGAAGGAACCGGAGGAAGTGGTTTCCTTCGGTGGCTCCGCACACCAGCGCTCTCCTTACCTTTAAGGGAAAGAGGAGCCGAGTCATTCTTGTTGCTGAGATTGGTTGACGTGACATCAGTCATATTAACAAATTTCGAAGTTAGAATTTTGC